CATCGCTGCTACCGCTAGTCGTTGCTGTGATGTTGATGGTGCCGGTTGTGTCACCAGTCACCGTATTAATAGAACCAGCCGCTTTCAGGCTGATCCACGCAGATCCGTTCCAGCAATACAGATTATTGTCATCCGTATCTAGTGCAAGCTGACCTGTAAACGCACCAGAGCTAGGAAGCGTTGTAACTAGGTCAAGAGTGGATTCGTTCGCAAGTTTTGCGGCTGTGATCCCGTCATCAGCAACCTTGGCTGTACTTATCGCAGCATCAGCGATGTCTGCTGTGGCAATACCACCAGCAGCAAACAAAATCTTTGCACCTGGAATTGTGTCGTTTGCAATCAGCGTGACGCCATTTGCAACCAAATCACCGACCGTTAGCTTCTTGGTTTCACTTGCGCTGCTATCAACAACAGCAACCAAGTCAGCAGTTGCCAGGTTATTCCCGGCCAGAGCTGCTAGTTCACTGATTTTTAAATCAGCCATCGATGGTCAGCTCCCTGCTTAAAGGTCGGTCTCTAGCAGCAGTTTAGCTGCAGCGTCTTGATCCAAGCGTATTTCACCCGAGTCCTCTTGCAAGAGGTCATCAGGTACAACAAGGTTCATTCGCAGCTGAATTGTGCCAGTCGTGATGAAATCTGCAGTGATTTGCACCAAGCTATTTGGTTGAAACTGGACAGCACAAGCAGTGATGGCTGCATCAAATTCATACCAAATAGAATCGTTTGCCCTTTCTGTTACGCCACTAGGGTTGTAACCACTTGTTTTCAAGTAGAACCTTCCGTGGAACTGACTGCCCACCTTTGTGCGCAATGCCAGCTCTAGCAGGTATTGAGGTATTTCCTGCGCTGTGTTTCCGGTGTATTCCCATTCACATGACATCCGGCCCGACCCAGACATCAAAGTGCTGATTCGACTGCGGAACTCATCCGAAAGGGTCGTCGTGTCGACAGTCTCACGCTCAGTGTTTAATTCATAATTCTGCACATTTGCCAAGACTCTTGGCAAGCTGTTCTGGACGTTGACCTTGATTGGGATATCGTTCCCCGGCGTTGCAAGAGTTACCGCATTTGAAGTGCCGCCATTAACAGCATGAGCAAAGCTGTTGTAAAGCCTGATTCCGTCTAGCTCGTCAACGTAAATAAATTTTTTTACGCTTGATTGCGTATAGCCATTAATGAAGTCAAGAGCACTGTCATCAGTGCTTGTAATTTCAATCTGATCACCAGTAATCAACTGCCCGTGGTCAAAATCAAAGCTGAAACGCTTTGCCGTAGCGTTGACATCCCCAGTATTGATTACTGAAGTCAACTCACTGCCATCAAACTGACGCTGCAGCTCAACCTGTCCAAAAGTTCCTAAATAGATCGTCATGAAATCGTGGCGGCTAGCAGCTCTCCCGTACCGATAAACGAAATCTCAGCACGAACTAGATCAGCAGTCGCAGCACCCATCGTGGCGCTTGAAACGTAAGCCTTGATTTTGATGTCATTGATGTCCGCACCATCCACCCAACGAAATGTCAGGTCAACGGTGTCGCTGCTGGTAACACCAGCCGAACCAGTCTTGACCAGTGCGCTTAAAAGGCTTGTGGTGTTGATTGAACCGCTGTCTTCTTTGTAATAAAGCAAGCTGCAGCTGCCCGTATAGCCAACAATCCCTGGGACGTAACTGCGAATATTTTCACTAAGCGTTGTGGTTTCTAACGTCTCAAGGTTTGCTTGCACCGAGAAACTCGACACTTTGGCAACGGTCGTACCAGCGACTTGTAAGACGCCATCTCTGCCGGTATAGACCTTTGCCATCAGATCACGCCAATGAGATTCACTGTAACAGTGCTAACCCCAGGCCGCACCTGCGTTAATTGTGGTGCGCTTTCGTAACGGTACGCATTTCCATGGCTATTCGCTCCAATCGCATCAGCGTTGCCTTGCCAGCCACCTTTGCCCGCATCTTCCCCAACAGTAAATGTCGTGAAGGTACCCTTCATCTCGTCGTAGTGGTCAAGAAATAACTCGGCGTTTGCGTCAGTGATGTTGGCGTAACTCAGTGACAGCGTCATATTGGTGCGGTTGCTGCCATACAGAATCCGCGTCTCAGCGCCGTTTTGCGACTTAAACGTTTTGATCGGGTAGTCCCCTGCATCAAAAGAACGGCTGGTTGGGACAAGCTCAGGAAATGCCATTAGCTGGGTTGAATGACAAAGGATCCATTCTCTATTAAGTGGGCAAGCTTACTGCTGCCATCATCGTTGCAAGGATGCTCTGATGCAACGATGTCCACAGTGCCTTCCTGCGAAAACGTCAGTTGCTCCACAACATAAACGTTTTGAGATACCTCGGGATTAGTCAAGGTGAAGACGGAATTGTGGAACGTTGAGTCAGCAACCACCCCATCACTGACATTCATCGTTCCAGTTTCAACATCCTCTGAGTTAATTTGAAAGTAGGAAACGTCGTATTGCCCGTCGCTTAAAAGGGTGACACTGGTGACTTGGCCAGTTGAGCTGATCGACCCGTTATTAGCAGAGCTGTACGGGCTTGACTCTGTAACGACCTTGATAAACGAACCAGCTTTTAAATTCAATCCGTGGACTGTTGTCGAAAAGCTAATGGTGTGCGTAACTAGCTGCCTCAATCCAAGAAAATACTTGGCCACTTTTATTGCATGATTCTTTGATGTGCAGAACTGCGTCAAGTTAAATTGCTCCTGAGGCATCAAGTCAATGTTTGGATCGAACTCGTCTAAACCTGGAATCTTGACCTCTACTACCCTCTCTTCTGGCAGCTTGTTCTTAGCCTCTTGCCTGTAACGCACGACCGCCTTGAACGGTCTACGCTCTTCTGAACTTAAATATTCAAGCTTGAACGAATCCTCAAGGATGTTGCCAGCGGTAAAGAATTGATTGATTTCTACAGCGCCTAAGTTGATAGCACCACTTTCGTGGATGTACGGCACCGCAGGCACTAGCGAAAACTTGCCGTCTGTAAGAACAAAGTTGCATAAAAAGTTAGGGGCTAAATCCATAACAAATTGACGCAAATTTGTCATGTCTCCAATAACACCGTTGAAGAAAAGCTCTTGCTTTACTAAAAATTTAGAAGTTTCAATCAACAAGTTTTTGTCAACTATTGATGGGTTGTCGGAGGTCATGTGTAGTACAGCTCCCGCTCCACCCATCTGATCAGTCAGCAAGTAAAAAACTAGATCAGTAAACAGATTGCTTGGGCCTTGAGCTTGACTTCCAGATCCATAAACACTCAAGTCAGGATGCAGCCTTTCGACTTGTATCCCGCTGCCAAGCCATGTTCTCAGTTGATCAAGTTGGGTAAAGTTTCGGGTTGCTCGCAAGGAGAAGCCTGCCAAAGTTAAATTGTTAAAAGCCGGTTTTTGATCATTAGGCATAATCTCATTTACATAGACAACCTGATGCTCCGGCTCAGAAGCATTAGATTTTTGCACTAAACTTCTATAAAGACTAACGTCTGCATATTGGCTTTGGCCTTCAAAGATTACATCGCCAGTGAATGTAGCCGTTAGATCGACAGTTGTTCTCTCAGCTATTCTTCCCCTGAAGCCGGTTGCGGCATAAACAGTACGATATGGATTAGTTGTTGAAATAGTTTCTAACGCTTCAAATGTGTCTCCTATGTCCCAATTGGAAGTGGTACTGCCTCCAGTTACAACAGTGATAGTTGGTTCGTTCCAGCCTTGGGTTTGACCTGACCAATGGTTATCCTGTTGCATTACTGTTGATACAAATTTAAGACGAATGCTTTTTGAGCCAGATGCTGTATAAGTTTTTTCAGCATCTTGACTTTCACCAATGCTGAAATTTTGTGCGCTACCGAAAAGCTGATAGTAAAAGCCTTGATTCCGACCAAAAACGGTTGGAATAGTCGTCATACCCGTAACGCGAAATTTTTGCCCTGACGATTGCAACGTTCCAGCAGGGTTGTTGTTTTTAAATGGATTCGAGTCGGAATAGGCAGTGGTCCCGTTTGGAAATACAGCTGTTGAGCCGTTACCGCGCTTAACTTCAAACTCTTGCTCAGCGCCAAAATCCGTAGAGCTAAATACAACCCTGGTTGCTATTGGAGCCCAAGTCGTAGTCTTGCCATTAGCGCGAGCATAATGGTCAGAAGGTAATTCAATTTTCGACAGCGTCCATTCAATAATTACAAAACGATTTACATTGTTTGGGTCTACATATTCTCTTGTTGTTGCATTAATCGTTGAATTAATACCAGCTGGATGCGTGTCTGAGTCCCCTGCAATTTCGTAAGTCATCGCACCATTCCTGCCTGTTGTCGCACCACTAGGGTTTGATATGTTTGCGACTTTCTCGATAGCACTAACTTGACT